TGTAGATGCTATTGACCTTATGGCAAGAATGGCAAGATTGCTTGATGACCAAAGTGTTCCAGAAGAGGGACGTTGGTTTGTAGCACCTCCATCTTTCTATGAGGAGTTAGCACAATCTGGTTCTAAGTTATTGTCTGTAGACTTTAACGCTGGACAAGGCTCAATCAGGAATGGTTTAGTCTCTAGCGGAAAGCTACGTGGATTTGATATGTATAAGTCAAATAACATTGCCTCAACATCTAATGCTACAGGTAAAATTATGGCTGGACATATTAGTTCTACAGCTACAGCTAATACTATATTGTCAACTGAAGTGCTACGTGACCCAACATCGTTTGGTGACATCGTAAGAGGTCTTCATGTCTATGGTGCGAAAGTACTAAGACCAGAAGCTCTTGTAAGTGCGTTTTATGTAATTGACTAAACTAATATGGGGAGGTCGCAAGACCTCTCCTATTTTCACAAGGAGTTTATTATGCCGGGACATTACGGAAAAATGATGAAAAATGAAGAAATGAAAAGAAAGAAAAAAGGTGCTGAGGCTGCGAAAGCTATAATTTCAATATTAAACCAGAGATGAAAACTCTTTACAGTCCGAAGAACAATCCAAGAGTTATCATAATTCAAAAATTATATGGAAGATTTTTTAATGATAAGGAGGATTTAGTTTTTCCAAAGCATCGATTCAAGAAGTTTATTAAAGATATTGTTAATGGGACAATTGAAAGAAATGAAATACTTACAGAAGAATTGGATAAAAATTTAGGTAAAGAATTTAAGATAAATAATTTAGATAAATTATTTCAAGTTATTCTTAAATCAGCTACTTACG